CCTTTATTCAAGGATTTACTGAAATATATTCCTTATTTTGACAATGATTTCATTGTTGATAAAGTAGTTAATCCAGTAAATGAGATAACCCAATTATGTTATGTTTTACCAAGAACAAGTTTGAGTTTATTACCTGAAAAAATATATAATAATTTGATTGATAAATATTCTCATTTATATCCTTCTAAGTTTGAGTTTGTCTGGGCATTTAGAAAATATTTTTGGGAATCACATATTGAATTGCCTGATATTGACATTGATGAGTTAGAGGATTTTATTCGTAATTGTAAATAAAAAATAAAATAACGAATATAAATGAATAAAGAAATTATCAGTGTTTTTCAGGATAGGAATGAATTTTTGGATGTATTGAAAATAAATCCAGGATTATTGGTTGTCAAGTTAGGCGCGACATGGTGTGGTCCTTGTAAAAAAATAAAGCATATAGTAGATGCATTCTTCTTATCTTCTCCTGAAAATGTATTATGTGCTGATATTGATGTGGATGAGTGTTTTGATTTATACTCTTTTTTAAAGAGTAAGAGAATGGTAAACGGAATTCCAGCAATACTTTGTTACAGAAAAGGAAATGTATCTTATGCTCCGGATGATATGGTTACTGGAATTGACCCAACAGATTTAGACGCATTTTTTAAAAGATGTGGGCTTCGATTGATGAATGTAATGAAGAACAAGTTATAAAAAGGACTTAAAGAAAATAGGGTAATAAGTTATACATCATTTTTAGTAAAGATATTGTATAAATAATATAAACAGTTATAATTTGCATTAAATATTTGGGAAAACAAATTTTGATTTTCAGAAACTTCAATAACTTCCTCGGATTCACAGTCACTGTCATATTCAACCAATTTTTGGTAAATCACATATTCTTTTGCTAAATAATTTGGACGAGTAACTTCTTTAATTTCGTTATTACAATTATTTATTTGTTCCATATATTTATAAAAATGTTAAAAAATCCGGATTTAGATTTGAATATTGATAATTACGATTTTAATGACTTACTGAATCTGTTCAAAATACCTATAAATTTCAATGAAACCGATTTAAAGAAAGCAAAAACCATCGTTCTAAAAACACATCCTGATAAATCTGGATTACCTAGTAAATACTTTTACTTCTACTCCAAAGCATATAAAATGATATATGGAATTTGGGAATTTAGAAAAAAAGGAGATGTAAATAATAATACCATTAAAAATACGGATTATACTAAATTAGAAGATGAAGAAAAAAATGAATTATTGAATAATTTCTTTGAAACAAACAAAAATTTGGAATTCAATAAATGGTTCAATTCAGAATTTGAAAAAACCAAAATTACAAGTGACAATGAGGGAAAAGGATATGACGAATGGTTGAGAAAAGAAGATAACTCCGTAGTAGAACAACAAAATGTTACTACTGCAACTATGGGAATAGAATTTGAAAAAAAGAAAAAAGAGTTAAAGTCTTTAATAAAATATAAACATTCTGATGACTTCGCAACCTTTTCCAACTCTGGACTGTCTTCTTATGATTTATCTAGTGAAGCACCTGGTTCTTTCGATTCAGGTATGTTCTCTTCATTGCCATACCAAGATTTGCAAAAAGCGCACACAGAAAGTGTTATACCAGTAACTAATGAAGATTACGATAATAGAGTAAAATTTAAAAGTGTAAATGAATACATGTCATTTCGCTCAAACCAAGACACGAATCCTTCAGTAAATTCATCTGATATATTGAATAACAACCGAAATAAGGATGAAGAAAAATCTGTTAAAATCGCATATGAATTAGCAAAACAAACGGAATTATATGAAATGAAGAATAAGATTTTTTGGTCTAATATTCAATTGTTGAAAAATAAATAATATAATAATATAATATAAAATGAAAAATGTATTGGTTTTATTAAGCATTTTATTACTAGTATTTTTTCTACATCAAAGATACATTAATAAAATAGAAAATATGAAGAATTCTTCGGATTATTATAATTACAATGATATTCAAAAATATTTACTGGATAATATTTATTCCATTGAAAAAGAAAGAAAACCTATTTTATGGATATTGATAAAATACCAATATAATTCAAGAAATTGGCAATCATTCGGATCAAGGAGTTCTACAGATTTGAACCAACCTTATATTCATTTGACTGTCAAAAGTATAATAAAACATTGCGACAAATCATTCCGAATTTGTTTAATAGATGAAGATTCTTTTCACAAGTTGTTGCCTGATTGGAATGTAGATATGTCCAAGATTTCATATCCAATTAGTATGTACATGACTGATTTGGCAATGACAAAAATATTGTATCGTTATGGTGGAATGAGGGTTCCAATGTCTTTTCTGTGCACTCGGAATTTAATAGAAATGTACAATATTGGAACCAGTCATAATACTGTTTTTATGTGCGAAAAAGTAAACAGAAATATTACATCAACTGGAATAGAATTTTATCCAACTATGGAATTTATGGGAGCAAAAAAGAATAATAAAGTTATTAAAGAATTGATTAATTTTATGGAAACAACTATTTCTCACGATTTTACTTCAGAAAACCATTTTCTTGGTGATTTCGATAGATGGTGTGAGATGAAAAGCAATGATAATTCCATAAAAATAATAGATGGGAAATTTATTGGAACTAAAACGGTAGAAGATAAGCCTGTATTAATAGACAATCTTCTATCAAGCAGTCATATTGATATGTATCATAATACTTATGGAATATATATACCTTCTTGCGAATTGATGAATAGAACAAATTATAACTGGTTTCTACGAATGTCTGAAAAACAAATTCGCAAATCTAAAATGATGATTTCAAAGTATATTACACACGGGATTATTGAAAATATGAGCCAAGAAAGGGACTGGGTTGGGTTTTGGAAAGTTCCATCTGGTGCTCCTTTATGGGGAATGAAACCCTTAAATGCTGGACCAGATGATTATGTTCAAAGGCTGGAATATCCTTACAATTAGATATAGATATGATATATTAATTCATAATTTGATTTGTCATATTTTATATTTGATGTAAAATTAATTTCATTGAATTTACATATTTGTCTTATAATAGTTATGAAATAGTTGTAATTCATTTTTCTCTCAACATACTTTTTCTTAGAATTGTGATAATAATCTTTACATTCATTCAAAAAAATATTTATATAACCGTTAAAGACTCCTTTTTTATAAGAATTATTATCTATAATATAATAATTCTCATATCTTGTGCCAATTATTTTGAATAAATTTATCAATATTTCATCAGGAACTTTTTCTTTGAATAATTGATTAGACATTGTTTATATTTATTATTATTATTTATTTTTGTTTATTACATCTATTAAATTATTAGTGAATAATGCGAGTTCTATTTCATCTTCGTGTATATTATGAAAAATTGTTATATATTTACAAATAATTGGAATTATTTCATATTTTTCATTTTCATTAAATACTTTCGTGAATTTTATAAATGTGAAGTAGTTATCTAATATATCCATTACAGAATAACCTTTTTCATAAATAGAATACAATAAATGAATTGCATCTTTATAATTAGATTCTTTCAATAGTTCTGAATATTTGTTTAATATTAAAAAGCTAACATTTGTGCACAAATTCATTGATAATTCGTATGTTATTTTTTGATTTATCAATTTAAACTTTTCCATATAATTTATCAATACTTTTGCAGAGTTGTTGCAAATACTTAAAATAAAATCTTCGGCTTCTTCATCAATCTCAATATTTTCATTAAACTTCATTTTTTGCATAATCTTGTTTAGGTCTTTTCTCTCTAATGGGTTTATTTTTATGATTGTTAATCTAGATTGAATACTTTCAATAACCTTTTGAATATTATTACACGAGGAAATAAAATGAACATTGTGGCTATATTTATTAATACAATTACGAAATACTTGTTGAATATTTTCATTTATTAAATCCATATCATCCAATATAACTATTTTCTTTTTATTCTTTATTGTAGAACAGGTTTGGCAAAATGTTTTAACATCATTGCGATAATAATTAATAAATTGTTCTTTCATGTTATTTATGTATAGAATATTTGAATTGTAATCGTGTTCATTATAACCTTTATAGTATTCCCTTATTATAGCATTTATTAATGTTGTTTTACCGCTTCCTATATTTCCAATAAGTAGAATATTCAAACTGTTGATTTTTATAAATGAATTCAAAACATTAATTATTTCTTTGTCTAGTTCGAAATCTTCAAAATAAAGAGGTTGGTATTTATTAATAAACAAATTATGGTTCATATTATTATTTATATTCGTAAATAATTATTTAAGTTTATCTCAAATAATAATATTAAATGAATAAAAAGAATAATCATTATAACATTTTGGGTGTTGCAGAAAATGCAACCCACGATGAAATTAAAAAAGCATATCGTAAATTGTCTTTAAAATATCATCCAGATAAAAACAATAATTCTCCAGAATCAATTGAAATGATAAAAATGATTAATGAATCATTTTCTGTAATTGGTAATGAAGAGAGTAGAGCAGATTATGACAATTCAACAAGCGGCAATTTTATGAGGATGAATAATTCTGGGATGGATATTAATGATTTGGAAGGTATATTTGAAAATATATTTATGCATAATTCACCGTTCGCTCATTTGTTCGGAAATAAAATGAGTAATAATAATTCTGGATTTCATATATTCAAAAATGGGTTTCCTGTAAATATGAATACTTTTCAAAAACCTCCACCGATTTTACAAAGTGTCAAAATTAATATCGACAGTATTTTAACTGACAAGATTATTCCTATTGAAGTAGAGAGATGGATTATGGAGAATGAAATAAAAGTATTTGAAAAACAGACATTATATATTAATATTCCAAAAGGAATAGATGATAATGAGATTATTGTATTAGCAGATAAAGGTCATATTATGAATGAACATATCAAGGGTGATATAAAAGTTACTATAAATATTATTAATAATACAGGTTTTCAAAGAAACGGATTGGATTTGATTTACGAAAAGAAAATATCATTAAAAGAAGCATTATGTGGATTCAGTTTTGAATTGAAATATATTAATGAAAAGGTCTACACTATAAATAACAATAAGGGTAACATAATTAAGCCAAATTATAACAAAGTTATACCTAATATGGGATTACATAGAGAGAATTTTACTGGAAACTTAATTATAATTTTTCAAGTAGACTTTCCTGAAGTTTTGTCTTTAGGACAAATAGATAAAATCGCAAACATTCTTTAAGTTAATTTAAGCCGCTTTTAAATTTACATTCACCGGCCATTTATTATTACTATTTCCATATGTTAGTTTTGTCTTTGAATAATAAGTTGTTAAACCGTCATTCCAGCATAGAACAGTTGGAGGCCCTGGAACATCTGAACAAGTTGTTGGATAACAATCGTTGCTAAATGTTTTGTTCGTTACTTCATTCGTGCAAGGATTTACTCTTGTATTACATAATAAAGTTCCGCCATCTACTATAATTTCTTCATTAACAGTTGGATAATTTATCAGTGTATTCGGCATAACAACATTATTATTACTTGTGCTTGTAGGCTTAGGAGGTATTATTGGAGTTGATTTATTTGTTGAAGATATTTGCGGCAATACATTGTAATTATTCATAGCAGGCACAGGAGGACAATTTATATTGACTATACTCGTATTTACAGTCGCACCATTTATTATGTTGTTCGTTATTGGATAGTAATCACTATTATCTCTCTTTAATGATTTAATATTTGGATTTGTATATTGTTCTGTTTGTGTAGCCCAAACTTTTTTACCATTCACCCACGAACCTTTTACTATCATGGAATATCTCTGGTTTTTCGTTAGTTCTGAACTATTCTTCTTATATTGAAGTATATTGCCTTTTTTGTAAACATCAAGACTGTATTTTATATAATTTGGAATTTTATTATTTAGTTCTAAATTATAAATATCATCGCTAATAATTACATTTTGCGGACAGTTGGGTTTATATCTTGTCCACTCGCGAGCAGGCACAGGGTTGTAAGAATTAGAAAAACAAGACATTTAATATATATATGTTATTTTTTTAATTGTATTGATCGTTATTTCCAGTCAAAAACCATTTTAACGATAAATATGATGGGTCGGTTGATTTGTAAGTAGGAGTGCTTATTACAGTTGATGGACCGTTTTTTATTAATTGTTGTATATTACCGATTCCTAATGCATAATTATAATACCATATGTTGGAAATATATCCATTAAATCCTCCATTCATACATGAATAAACATCTCCATAGTTTTGTTTTGGAACACCGCTTAATATTATACTTTTGGTTATTGTTCCATTTATATAAATATCTACATTTTTATTATTACAACGAATTATTACATTGACCCATTTTTTCATAGGAATATTTGGAATATCTACAGTTTCCGTTATTTTATTATAAGTATTCATAATAAGAGTTAATTGATTCGTATTTGGAGAGAGATATAATCCTGGCGAATTATTGGGGAAAACTAACCCGTTTTGAGAAATATCTGGATTTCCTTTGTGAAAAATATGTTTATATTTATTATCTGGATTACCTAAATCATTAATAAATAACCATACCGACCATGTAAATTCTATTCCGCCATCTTGGTTGTCAGACCTGTAAATTGTCTTTGATCCATAAGCAGATGGGTCTTGTGGAATATATACCATTTGTGTTGCGTCATTCATTCCGTTCGTTAATTTAACTAGAGACGACCTAGTCTTTGAAAATGTAACAAATAATGCAATTAACATTTGTAATATGATAATAAATACAAAAATAGCAATTAATGTGATTGAAACTTTTGATATTAAACTATTAGAATTCAGAAAACTTGAACTTGAATTATCAGCCATATATATATATTATAAAAATAAAAATAAATGATGTAAATGGTTAAATCGTTAAACTAGTTTGTTCTTGACCGTTATTCATTAATGCAAATTTTACTCCATAACTTGTTAGTGAATTGAAAATGCCCGTTATAGGATTAGATGATACAGGACCGCTTTGATAAATATTCCAAGCAGTTTGAGGGTCTGTTGGATTTGGATAGAATTGGAACCTTGATGTCCATCCAGAAAACCCGTTATAAGGTGTAATATAAACATTTGAGTTGTTGTTTACATTAGCAATTCCAGGCATAGCACATGTTTTAATTAATTTACCATCTAAATAAACATCCAAACTTCTTCCATATACGCTAATTAATAAATTTACCCATTTTTGAATAGGAATATTCATCAATGAACATTCGTGAATTACTGAATTATTTTGTCCAGTGCTTGTATTCGGTGCTAGATTAGTGTTTGGAAAAACATTTAAAAATATACTTAATGTATTTTGAATTTCTCCTAAAACTACTAATGGACAGGGGCCAGCTCCAGAGATATCATTTGGCATTGTTCCTGCTGAAGGTGAAGACATTCTACCGAAAACAACTTTTTTCTCTCCGTATCTATAATTCCAATCATTAACATAAAACCATATTGAATATGTAAAATTTATTGGGACAGAACCGTCTCGTGTTTTTGCCAATGTGTTGTAGTCAATAATTGTTTGAGTATTTCCAGCTAACAGACCAGTTAATGTTATAGCATTTGAGTTCATCCATTTGAAAAAGAAATATAATATAACACAAATCAAGAGAATATTTAATATCGTTCGGGGATTCATAATATATTATAATGATAGAAATTTTATTTTCAAGCAAATAAAATGAAATGACTAAAATATAAAATTCTTCATTTGGTGAATACCGTTTTTAAATACTTTTCTATATTACATATTTTCAATTGCTGTTTTCTCTCCGTGACAATTTCTACATAAAGCTACCAAATTTTCAACATCATTGCTTCCATTATTTTCAAGTCTTATCTTGTGATCAATCTCAAAAGTATGGTTCAATTGCTGCTTACAATTACCACATTTCCAATTTTGCATTGAAGCTACATATTTTTTCTTTGTTTCACTTACTGATCTTTTTGTTCCTTTTGTTCCGACACCATATTCACTGGTTACATTTCGGTTCCTAAAATTTCCTCCTCCTACTACTCTACCGGGCCCTGCATTTATAACATTTCCATCATTTATATCATTCATAATACCTCCTCCTGCAGTCGTAAAATCAATTATTGGACTAACAATATCCATTGTTGATTTATCTATAGGCATATACTTAACCATGTTATTTGCACATAATAATATGTTTTTCGTTTTTGCAGGATTTCTTTTAATCAAAAGATATAGTGAAAAACCAATTAATGCTAAAAATGCCATCTGAAAATATTTTTTATAACTGTATATCATTTTTACATATTTTCCTTCATGATATGTATTATAAATTAAAAAAATAGTAGATCCTAAAATAAGTAATTCTAATTTCATA